TCGGTGCAGTGGGAGAGGACGGCAAGACGATCACGCTTCACACGTTCATTGAGGCGGTGGACGGCCGGCGGCTGATTCTGCGCGACAGGTTGACGCCGGGCACGCTGGTCACGGTAATTAGGTAGGAGGGTAGATTGGCAATCAATGGGGCAGGGCTTGGAGCACCAGGAACACGGATCACACGCCGTCTTGGGCCGGATGACGAGGTGTGGTTGTACGTTTGGCAAGCCATCACGGGAGCCTGTGCGCTCGATCTCGTCCTGACAATGCTGCTGTTCAGCTATGCGATCATTGGCTGGTGGTCATTGGTTGTGTTTCTCTCTGGCGTCGGTTTCCTGGTCGGCCTGCTCATTATGGTATTCGGCAGACCGCAATGGATGCCCGCCCGGTTTGTCATTGGCAATCTGTGGGCGCTAGGTGGCGTTATTGGCCTGCTCGTTGGCCGCGAGTGGTATGCCATTCTCGCCAATGGCATCCGACTGGTAGGCCAACAGATCGCCATTCTGGCAGAGTTGCCGCTGTGGGCCTGGACGCTGTTTGTCCTGGTGCTGCTGGTGGTCGGTTCAAAACTCCAGTGGAAAGCGGCGCTTGTCCTGGCGATTGCCGGGCCTATCAGCGCGATTGTCATTTTCTCCGATGCCGCCGACTGGTTGGCTGTGTGGCACTCGATCAAGTGGCTATTGGTCCCCTACTCCTGGCCGGTGATTGGCTTTGCTCTGCTCTTGGCAATTGTAATGGCAAAGGAGATGCTTTTCCCGTCGCTTGAGTGGACATTCCAGCCGGTCAGTTTGGAGGAACTGCGCGAGGTCGGCCTGATCGGTCTCTGGATGCCGGGCCTATTTGGAGAGACAGAAGAACCTGAACCCGAACCACCCGAACCGGTGATCCGGGCCGAACATCGAGATGACACAAACGGCAAGGCAAAAGAGCGGTATGCCCAAGTTCTGATTTCCAACCGGGCGCGTGACTTCTATCTCGCCATCCACGGCGGCGCGCCGTTCACGTTGGCGACCGCACGCAAGTGCAAGATCGGGCGCAAAACCTACGAGAAGCGCATCCGTGGCGTGTTCCTGGCGCGTGACTGGCTCAAGTGGCGAGACGAGCAGCACCACGATCAGGGACTAGAGTTGACAGAGGCGGGAGAGGATATGATCGGGGAGCTCGTGCTAAACGACCCGCGACACTGACCCGCTAACTTCACGACCATCCCCCGCTTTGGCCGCTAAAATCACGGTAGAACGACGAAAAGTCAATTTTTCAGCGGCAAAAACTGGTATGATCATTCTGTGTCATACCGCGACATAGGTATCTGAGTGGGGAACCACTTGCTTGACAAATTCTCTGAAATTTGATATAATAAAGCCAGAAATTGAGGGAGGCGGAACCCCTCACAGACAGACAAGGAGACGGAAATGAACCTCCAGATGGATGAGAATAGAGAAATGGACAGAATTGCAGAATATGCCAAGCGGATTGCATACAATCTCTATCTGGACGGTTCCGATGTAGCAGAATGGTTGACAGCCTGGGCCATTGACTGGATGAGCACGGACGGGATTGTTTTCCAAATCGCGGCCACACGGGAATTTGGCGCAACACTCTCTGGGTACGTCGCTAGCGAAGCGCAGAAACGAGGGATTAGCCTAAGCGCAGATTTCTCTACAGAACAGGCGATCCTCCGTGAAATACAAAACGGAAACGGCATCAATCACCCGGTGACACTCTATCGCGGAACGGACCACAACGAGCACAACGCTCTAGAGAGTTGGACCACTAGCCGGGAGATTGCAGAGTTCTATGTCAGCCGCAACGGTGGCGGTCAGGTCATCGAGGAGACTTTTCAGCCGGAGCAAATTCTAGGCACCTACCAACAGGGTATCGGCCTGGAATGTGCGATGGAGGTCATCGTTATTCATTAGCGCGAATAGGAACCGCGCAGACACAGACAAGGAGAGACGGAAATGGCACGAGAAACTTTTTACAAAGGCGCTCGATACGTCAATACCGAGGACGGCACTGAACACATCATCGTACACGTCTACGAGTATGACAATCAGGCTCCGGTCATCGAGTTTATGGCGATGGACGAGGGCGATCAGGGTCCCCAGTTCTGGCAGATTGAATCAGAACTGCTGAGAGAGCAGGGATACGAACCCAAGTTCTAACCGCTCAATTTCCCCACACTCGTGGGAAGGAAGGTGCTAGTCAATGCACGCAGTCATCAAGCTTGAGATCATCGGTGAACCCTATCACTGGATGCGTCGCAATCGACACAAGGCACTTATCAAACGCACTTTGCTGATGCGTGAGGAGATCAACCTCATTCGCTATGGGCACAAAAAGCATCGCCCTTGGGTGGCACGTATTACTGGACTAGATGATCGTTACGAGTTTCGGCGTGAGTTTGTAGAATGTGTGCGAGACTGGTCCGATGCACGATCAAACGGTATACGAGGCATCTACGAGTATTTCGCTCTACCTCCTGGAATCTATCAAGTAAATGAGTGCATCCGTCTTGGTAAGTCTCGACGCTATTTTATCCGCGTCGAGGGCACAGAGTACGAGGAAATCACACGCGAGGAGGTCGAACAGTGGCTATTGAGCAATTGCTGATCAAGTTGATGAATCACGGAGACGACATTGAGGACGCTCTCCACGACCTGGAGATGATGATCCGAATGGACAAGTCGCCTGATGGACCATAAACGGATGCTCGGAGTCAACGTCTTAGAGGCGGCGCGCCAGCGCGTTGCCTGGACGTTTGACACCTTTCCCCACGTGTATGTCTCGTGCTCGTGGGGAAAGGACAGCACGGTGATGTTGCACCTGGTGATGGATGAAGCGATCCGGCGCGGTCGTCGGGTCGGCGTACTGTTCCTTGACCTGGAGGGACAATACAAGCTGACCATTGACCACGGGCTGAAATTGATCGAAATGTACAAAGAGCACATCGAGCCGTATTGGGTGGCCCTCCCGATCCACTTGCGTAATGCCGTGTCCCAATACGAGCATCACTGGATTGCCTGGGAGCCGGGACGGGAGAATGATTGGATACGGCAGCCGCCCAAGTGCGCGATTACCGATCAGGGATATTTTCCGTTCTACCAGTATGCCTGCGAGTTTGAGGACTTTGTGCCAGAGTTCGGCCATTGGTACGCGCAAGGCAAGCTATGCGCCTGCTTTGTGGGCATCCGCACGGCAGAGAGCCTGAACCGCTGGCGGACGATCGCTGGGCACGGGACAAAGTTCGAGGGCCGAAACTGGTGCCAGTACGTCGGACAGACGACGTGGAACGTGTACCCGATTTACGACTGGCGCGCCCAGGATATCTGGACGTATCACGGGCATTACCCCGACCGGCCCTACAACCGGCTGTACGATCTGATGCACCGTGCCGGGTTGTCGATCCACCAGGCGCGGATTTGCCAGCCCTACGGGGATGACCAGCGCAAGGGCCTATGGCTCTTTCACCTGATCGAGCCGGACACCTGGGCGCGGGTGGTAGCGAGGGTGAACGGCGCGAACCAGGGCGCGCTGTACGCCAACGAGACAGGCAACATCCTGGGTCGCATCAAGATCGACAAGCCGGAGGGCCATACCTGGGAATCATTTGCAATGCTGCTGTTGGGCAGTATGCCGCCCAAGACGGCAGAACATTTCAAGAACAAAATCGCGGTTTTTTTGCACTGGTGGCAAGAAAAGGGATACAACACAATTCCTGATGAGGCGGATCACAAGCTGGAGGCCAAGAAACAGGTACCCTCCTGGCGTCGGATCTGCAAGGCCCTTCTGCGCAATGATTACTGGTGCAAGGGGCTGTCCTTCTCGATGCACAAGTCTGGCGCATACAAGCGATACCAGAAGATTATGACGAAACGGAGGAACCAATGGGGCATCTTTCCCTCATAGGATTCGGCATTGTAGAACGGGCAAAGGCGCTGGCCGACGAGGTGGCACAGTTGCCCGTCAAGGAGCGGATCGAGGCACTGAACGAGATCCGGCGGGCGTTGCACGCGGTCAGCCCGTTCTGCGAGGAACCGGTTGACCTGGTGCTGTGGGTGCCAGCAGAAACGGCAGAAGCCAACGACTATAATCCCAATGTCGTAGCCCCGCCCGAAATGAAGTTGCTTGAGTTATCCATCCAGGAGGATGGGTATACGCAGCCCGTCGTGACGTGGCTTTATCCTGGTGAGAATGGAGATAGCGAGCGCGAGGTCGTGGATGGATTCCACCGCACACGAATTGGCAAAGAAAGCAAAGACGTGCAAGAACGCACGCTTGGTTATCTCCCAGTCACGACGATCAACGACGACCGTGAGGCGCGGCCTGACCGGATCGCCGCAACAATTCGCCATAATCGGGCCAGGGGCAAGCATCTAGTCGAGGGAATGAGCGAGATCGTGATCGAGCTGGCGCGGCGTAATTGGTCGGATGCAAAAATTGGACGTGAGCTAGGGATGGAACCAGATGAGGTACTGCGCCTGAAACAGATTAGCGGGCTTGCCGAGATGTTCGCGGATCGGGAGTTCTCGGAGGCGTGGGAGGTAGATTCTAACTAGGAGACTCTATGGACTGGATAACATTGGCCGATGCCCTGCCGCTCTACAACGACATCCGCGAGCGGCAGGGTCGGCGCGCCGTAGGATTGAGCGCACTATCCAAGGTCGTCTCTGCGTGCGGCGACACCGAGATCGCATTCAAACCCGGCGGTGGACTAACCAGCACGTGGCTGGTCAATCGCGACCGGTTGGGCGACCTGATCCCGCCGAGGCCGGGGCGACGGTGGCCGGAGGACTAGCCCCCCCTCCCCCGCCGACCCTGTACCGCCTGCACGCGAGGGGGATGGGGCAGGCAAGCAGGGGTGCGTGCAGGCGCAGACAAGGAGAGTAGATGAGACACAAACGCACAACGTTCTATTTCAACAACGGACAGACGATGATTGCTATTGAGGCCGCTGACCACTGGGAGGCCGAACGATTGTTTGCCCAGGCAATGGCGGCACGGCAAAAACCGAAACAGAAACACCGCCCAAAACAGGAACAACAACTGTCACCAACGGACTACGCAACTATCCACGGCTATTAGACAAGGAGAGCAAAATGTCAGATGAGGCATACAGCAGCAGCTATCAGGTAATCCCTCCTGGCACAAGAACGCCAGGAAGCACGAACGAAAACGATGGCCTTGAGGAGTTGGGCGCATACGCATTCAGTCCCCTCAAGTGGTTGGTCTACGAAAAGCCGACCATTCCGAGCGTCTTTGAGAGCATTTTTCACGTGACGCCCTGGCAGATGGCCGTTATCCTGCTCGTCACAGCGATTGTGTTTGTGCTCCTATTCTCAGGAGCTCATCAATTGCAAGCGTTCGGTCAATCGAGCGGCATAGCCCCCACGGTGAACGAGTGGCTGGGGCTTGGGCCGGGTGGACTGCCCTAATGTTCCGCCGCTATGCCCGCACGATGGGCAACTTCGCTGGTGGCATCGAGTTTGATCCCTACACCGAATATGATGTCTGTCCCACGTGCGGCGCAATCAAGGAAGCAGAAAGTACAAAATGTAATACGTGTGCAGCACGTGAGCGGGCAGAGAAACAGGCACAACGGGAGCAGGCCACACTCGAACAACAACGCTCCGAAGCTCACGAATTCTACCGAGAGAAAATGGCCGAGGGATGGACGGCGATGGATTGTTGGAGGCACGCACAGGAACAGCGCGCCGCCAGGGGCGACCCGGTACGTCCCCGTTTCTGGACGGGGCAGAGCATCGGAAGGCCGAAATAGCTCTGCTGAGTATGTGGATACGGAGAAGGAGTGCCAGTGAACGAGTATGCACCAAGAACGACCTACGACATTGACCAAGACGTGCCAGATGTCCTGGACAAGATGCAATGGACACAACATGGAGACGAGACGCACGGCGTCATTGTGCAGCGGCTTGACCGTAAGCTGTACGTCAAGACGAACAAGGTACTTGAAGCGTTGGGCGGCAAGTGGAGCCGCAAGGCCAAGGCGCACGTATTCGAGCGAGACCCACGCCCCGCGCTGGCCTGGACCATCGAAAAGGCCGAGTATGAGGTTGTCAAGGACGGATTCTTTCCGACGCCTCTTGAGATTGGTCTTGTCATGGCAGAGATGGCCGACCTTGCGCCGGGAATGGACGTGCTAGAGCCATCAGCAGGTAAAGGCAATTTGATAAAGGCTATTCTTGAAGTTCAACCTTTTGCTATTGTGTCAGTCATTGAGATAGATGACCAACGGCGAACATACCTAGAACAAAGAGAATACAACGTGATAGGCAAGGACTTTTTGCTTTACCAAGGCCATCACGACCGTATTATTCAGAACCCGCCTTTTGAGCGCAACCAGGACATTATGCACGTACGCCACGCCTGGGAGATTCTGCCAGCCGGTGGCGTTTTGGTGAGCGTCGTCAGTGAAGGTCCATTCTTTCGCAATGATAGCAATGCGCTGGCCTTTCGCGCCTGGCTGCACGAGCAGGATACCGAGACGCTGGCCCTGGATGCTGGCGCTTTTGCCGAGAGTGGAACGAACGTTAAGGCGAGAATCATCAAGGCAACGAAACGATGACCTACTACACACCTGATTGGCTGATCCGCGCCGTGGATGAACTCAAGGCTGCTATGCCGTGTCAATGCTGGCGGTGTAGAGCGCGGCGATGGATAAGCCGACAAGTAAGTCGGTTCCGCTAAATTGACTACCAAGAGGAGGTGATCCATTCTCAAGCCGCCTAGCTCACACTAGGCGGCTTTTGAGTTCACCACCGATGCCCCAGCCATCGGGCCGGAACACCACCCTGTACGCGCATCCCACGTTCCGATGCCCCTCGCTCATACTGTCGGCGGAACCCAAGAGACATAACCGCCGGGATGCCGATTGCCAGCGAGAGGTAGGGGAATAGCGCCGATGCCCAACCGATCCAAGTCGGCTCAGGGTGGGGCAGTATCTCAAGCCCGACCGCCAGCGCAAACGCTCCCGTTTGCAGTATAGCGCCCAGCACCGCTGACAAGATCGCCCGCTGCGTCTCTGTCCAGGTTTTCATTGCCGCCGGGAACAGGGATACCAACCAGCGGACGAGCACCTCGAATCCGCCACTGAGAATCCACGAAACGAACACGGTCAACTCTACTCCAGTCATTTTCAACTCCTATCTAGTGAGTGCTACAACAAGTGATCCGATTGCCACACTGAGCAAAGTCAGGTCTTTCAGCGTCGGCCAAATTTTCCACCGCCGCTGCAAATCCTCGATCTGATTCTCTACTTTGAGATTGAGCGCCGCCAGTTGCGCTGTTAGCTCGATGATTTGATCGCGCAACAGGCCGACCGCTTTCTCCAAGGAGGAGGTGTCGCGCTCGATACCCGCCACTTTGTCCTTGACGCGCTCCAGGTGGGCCTCGCACAACTCGGCCTGCTTGCCGATGCGCTGATCCACGATCAATTGAATCTCTGACGTTTTCCGGCGCTCGTCATCTGTCGTCATACTCTAAAAATGCTCCTGAACTGGCTATACACACAGCGGACCCAGGCGTCGGAGAGCATCCCAGCGCAGAGGAACACGCAGCTTGCCCGACCATCCAGAAATGCACCCGCAGCCCCTGCGCTGTACGCGCCGATGGTGAACTGACTGTTCGAGTCGTTCAACGCCGCCGGGATTGCTGCAACGTTGGTATTCTCCTGAACTGCCCCGCCCGATGCGGCATAGATTTTGATCTCTGCCCCAGGGTCATACCGACCGGCAACGAAATACCAGCGGCCCGTCGTCGGCGTGACCTGCACGTCCACGGAAAACGCCGCCGCACCGGTCCCCACAGTGAAACGAAACGGGTCGTTCGCCAGATCGCCCCGGAAGATGAGCTGATAGCTGAGATTGGCGACGGTGTTGTCGTTCTTGCCTGCCAAAAACTCGGCGTTGGTCAGCCGGTCAAAGCGGAACCAACCGCCGATGGTCAAGCCGCGCTGTGAGACCGGGATATAGCCCTCTGTGCCCAGGATGTCGGCCCAGTTGCCCGCGCCGCCGTCGGGGCGGCTCAGGTATTGGTTCACGCCGTCAAACTCGGCATACGGCGCGCTGCTGTCATCGCCGAATAGGGCGGCGTTGTTGTTCGTGAGCCGGTATCCCATCCCGGTCGCGTCGCACACCTGGGGATTCTGGTAATCGATGAAGCCCATCGTCCAGGCGGCGCGAATGAAGGGGAGCGATTGCAGAATGCCCATCGTCCGCTTTTGTGGATCGGTTGCATCCAGCCAGTCAAGGCGCTGTTCCATCCTGCTTACACTGCGCGCAATGCCGATGCTCATAGCTGCCAGTCCACGCTTTCGATCCGTGCGTCAACGGTTTCCCTGCCGTTGTCGTCGATGCTCAAGATCACCTGCCGGATGATCGCCTCGAATTCGTTGCCCAGGAAGCGGGCCGTCACCCGATCGCCCCAGTCCCAATCGCGCCCGAACACGAGGCCAGCAGTGTCCGCCGCTTGCCCGGTGAACAATCGCTTGGGCCTACCGGCCATTAGCGCCTGCTTTGCCGCCGCCTCGACTGCTTCGGGCGAACTATTGAACGAGCTATAGGACCAGTCCTCGTAGCGGCCATACCGGCTTACAGCAATGCGGCTTGCATCATATGCCTGGACAACCTCACGGAATTGGTCCTCGCCCTGGCCCCCTGCGTAGATGTAATTCGTCTCCTCTGTCCAATCATAGATCAACTGCGATGCCTCCAGATTGCCGCGCGCTTCGTCAAAAACGGCGGTCTCTGTTCGGTCTGCCCCAGGCTGCCCCGTCTTGGTTCTGAATTGAAACGTAATCGATGTGCTCGATATGCTGTCCTCTACCACGTCCCAAAAGACCTCGTTGTCGTCGGCTTGACTGGCGCGCTGGATGTCCCCGATCACGCGGTCGAGCCGCTGCCAAGCAAAGTCTTTGCTGATCGCGGTCCCCTGAGTCGTATTGATTTGCACGGTCAGGCCGGGGATCGCCCGCGCGCCATAGCTGGGGGCAGGATCGGAGGCGTCGGTTACGGCCTGCTCGTCTACGACTTCTTTCATCAGATCATCAGCCTCGACGGCGAGTTTCATACTCTCGATGGTCTGCGTATAGTTGGCGACGATGCGCCGACTGAGCAGGCTGTTCGGATCGAACCCGCGCAGCTCGATCAGCAGGCCGCTCTCTATTCGGGCC